TATATTAGTCATAGATGGAGTTATTTCAATGAATTTGGATATGTAGAAACTCCTATTTATAAGCGCAGAATTACTAATAAACATATATCTGATCCTAATCCTAATAAGTTATTTAATTATATACTTCAAGCTAGTGAAACGGAGTTTGGTATGAGTATATTGTCAGATATTAATATGTATTTAAATAATAAACAAACAAAGGTGATATTATATACCTATGATAGTTTGTTATTTGATGTACATAAAGATGATGGTAAAGCTACTTTAAATGATATAAAGAAGATTATGAATAGTAGTGGATTTCCAGTGAAGTGTTATATCGGTAATAATTACGATCAGATGATATCCGTTAATATTTGATAATTTAATTAATCTTTTGTATATTTATTATTATACAAATGATTACAATAGATACTATATTAAAAGAATATTTTCAATACCGAGATGACGGTGGGGTATTTTTTGATTTGAAAAGAGAAAAAGATTTATGTAATTTTGAATCTTTTTTAAGAGAAAACGGATATTCTAAGTATTTGAAAAATAAATTAGATGAAGCTGATAATATAACCAGTGAATTAGAACCCCCCATCGTTCCCGTCACTCCTTCAACTGAATCATATGGGGAATATGTAAAACAAAGATATAATAATTTCTTTAATAAAAATCCATCACAATCAACATTTGATTATTTATTACAAAAAGTAAAGGAATTTAGAGAGTTACCGCAAACAATGCAATCTGCGATAAGTTTCTTGGAAAGACCTGAAAATTCTGAATTAGTTAATAGTTCTGAATTTATAGCAAATGAAATCGGTCAAGGCGAATTTGCTTTATATCTTCTTTTATCGACATCTACTAAAATAGATGCCAAAAAAGAAAAAGGTGATATTAAGTTCAATGGCATAAATTATGAAATAAAAAGAATAACTGCTAGATCATCTGCTATTAGATTTGGTAGTGTAATGGATCTGCAATCTATAAAAAATTTCAACTATACTTTATATGGTATGCAAAATCTTTTGAGTGATAAAGAATATAAAGGAGGCGAAAAAATTAAGGAACTTAAATCCGTTTTAGATAAAATAATTTCATACAGACCTCGATCAATAGATCCACAGGCAGGTTCTATAAATTCATGGGTGCCAGAGAAAATGCAGAAGTTTTATGAATTTTTAAAAACATTAAAGGCATATCTTACAAAAGAACAAGATTATAATCGAATCTCCGCAGATTATAAAACAGGAAAAAATTTCGTTTTCAAAGCAAACGATATAGGAGATAATGTATATTTTAAAATTCCATTTGATGATCTCAAAAAAGCGGCCTCATCTGGAAAACAAATAACGACATTAGAAAAAACAACAGATGAACAAGATACCGAGGAATTAGTATCATTCAGCGAAGATATGAGTAAATTGATTGATTCTTTTTTAAAGATATATCCAGATTGGGAGTCATTCAAAAATAAAAGCACAATTTAAATTAAAAATGTATATTCTGGTAATATTAAATTATTGATACTAATCAGTTCGCCTGGCAAAAGTACTAAATTTGAACTTGATCCCAATTATGAATTTAATTCTATAAATATGACTAATAGACCGCAAATTAAACTGATATGAAAGAAGTAATAGAAAGATTGTTAAACAAAATTTGTTTAGATGATAGAATAACCGAAGGTATCTTTTTCATGGAAGATAACTCTCATATGGATATCTTCCAAGAATATTTAATTAAAAATGGGGTAACACAAGAAGATAGCTTAATTCTACGAAATAAAATGGTGGAAGGTAAATACCCCGAACGACAAGCATATAACGCAAACGGTCTATTAGTTACATTTCCTACACCCGAATATAAACAAAGAGCAATAACAAGAGGAACTCATTTTGAAGAAAATCCTAAAAAAGGTCAAGCTAACGTATTCCAAACCGCACCTGTTCAACCACAACAAGTTGCTCCCAAATCAACGCCTGAAGAACAACCACAAGCTACAGAACAACCTCCCGTAAAACCAACGGAAGCTCCCGTTCCAACAGATTCCGACGATTCTCCTGACTTAGATACAAGAACACCTGAAGAAAAAGCTGAAGATGCCAAAGCAATTCAAATGATGTTGTCCGATGCTCCCGCGTCAGTTGACATCAGTAAGAATTATCCTAATATATCAGAAAAAATATCATTCACTTTAAAAGAAGCTAAAAATTGTAATTTTTACGAGAAGAATGGGATTTGGTATAATTATGAAGGCAAATATGCAGGTAAAAAATGGTATTGCGAAAATAGTGGACAGATTTTAATAATACCATGAAAAACAGACACCTGTTATGCACCTTTAGTAATGTCGTTTCATATAAAAATGATTTAAAAATCATAAGTGCTTTATATTCCCCGATAAATGTAAAATTTTTTATATTTGAAAATATTAAAAATAAAAAAGATTTGTATATAACTTACAATGTAGATTCTGCAATCAATTTCAATAAAATCCCATCGACGCTTAGTATTCATAGGAAAAAAGAAACGGATACTTTATATACTTTAAATGCTATGAATCGATTAATTGCCGATGAAAATGGTGGTGAAATGGATAAGAACTTTAAGTTAGATTGGGAACTTTATAGAAACTGCTTATTATTAACAAGTGATATAAGTGTTAAGATTATAAACATATATCTGCTCGATATAATATAATTAATATCTCTTGTATAAATAATTGACCTCTCTCTTTTTTTGCGTTATAGTCTTCATTGTTAATATTTATGAACGGATATAGTTGAGTGACTATATTCAAAATCATTAAAAATTAAACAAATTAAACTAATAAAAAATTATGGCATTAGACTTAAGCAAAATTAAATCAAGGCTCAATTCGTTGAGCAACACTGGCACTAACAAAAACCTTTTTTGGAAACCTAAGCCTGGCAAACAGGTTGTTAGAATTGTTCCTTATAAGTTTTCACCGGAAAATCCCTTTATGGAATTGAAGTTTCATTATGGAATTAACGAAAAGACTTATCTTAGTCCCGATACATTTGGTCGTCCCGATCCTATTGTGGAATTTAGTAATCGATTGAAGAAAACCGGCGATAAGGAAGATTGGAAGACAGGTCGCAAGATGGAACCCAAGATGCGTACATATGCTCCTGTCATTGTTCGTGGAGAAGAAGGAGAAGGCGTTAAGTTCTGGGGATTTGGTAAACAGGTATATGAGAACATTCTCAGTATTATCGATGATCCAGATTATGGTGATATTACTGATCTCACTAATGGACGTGATATCGTCGTAGAGTTCAAAGAAGCTGCTGAAACTGGCAAGAATTATCCAGAAACTAGCATTCGTGTTAAGCCAAATGCTACTCCCGCAGTCGATCCTTCAAATAAGGAATTGGTAGCATCGCTTGCCCGACAAACTAATATTCTTGAATTGTATGAGGAGAAGTCCTATGAGGAATTGAAGAATATTATGAATGCTTGGCTGAACCCCGAAGATGGTGATCAATCGGCATCTAGTTCTGTTAGTGTAGAATCGCTTAATGATATTCCTACACCTAAAGCGGAACAAAAGGTGACGAGTATATCGAAAGCACCAAGTTCAAATACGGATATTGAATCCCAGTTTAACAACTTGTTCAATACCTAATCGTAGTCTAATAATGGGAGTGGTGATTTAAACAATTGCCACTCCCTTTTCTAATTTATAAAAGTTATATTATGGCAAAAGAAATTAAAAAAACTAAATCGGTTCATGTTGAATCCAACATTGAAACGAAGAGAGATGATCTGTTGTCTTCTCTTGCAGATGAACTGAATAAGAAAAATAAAGAAGGTGGTAAAGTTGCATTTTTCTTAGATGAACAAGAAAACCCCGCTGATATTCCTGATTGGATTAGCACGGGTTCTTCTCTATTGGATTTGGCTATTAGTAATAGACCAAATGGAGGATTGCCTGTATCTAAAATGGTTGAATTCTCTGGATTGGAAGGAACTGGTAAATCACTATTATCCGCTCATATTATTGCAAATACCCAGAAGAAAGGTGGTAAAGCGATCATGATTGATACGGAGAATAGCGCAGCTCCTGAATTTTGGAAGAGTCTTGGAGTTGATCTAAAGAATCTTCTATATATTCAAAGAGAAACGGTGGAGGATATCTTCGGAACAATCGAATCGGCAATAGCTTATATTCGTAAGAATGATACGGATTGTCTCGTAACTATTATTGTTGATAGCGTGGCGGCAGCTTCTACCAAGACTGAACAAGAAAGTGAACATGGCAAGACAGGATATGCTACGGATAAGTCGATTATCATCAGTAAAGCAATGAGAAAGATTACGACGATGATTGGACGACAAAAGGTATTGATTGTCTTTACTAATCAATTGCGTCAGAACATTAATGCGATGGCATTCGGTGATAAGTGGGTAATTAGTGGTGGTAAAGCTATCGCATATCATACCAGTGTTCGTGTTCGACTCAATAATATGGGTAAACTTAAAAAAGGCGATGCAGTTATTGGCAATGGGTGTAAAGCTATTGTAGTAAAGAATCGTATGGGTCCTCCCAATAGGGATGCGCAATTTGATATTTATTATGATAGTGGTATTGCTGATTATTCAAGTTGGTTAAAGATCTTGAAAGAAAGCAATCTTATTAAACAAGCCGGTGCATATTATAAATAT